TCCATCCGGCTGGTAGTAACGCGAGGGTTCGGAAACGGAACCTTCTCGGGGACCATCAAGGATGTTGCGCGCAGGGGATACGGTGCTGCAGTTCAAGTCGCCGTCCCCACCGATCCTTCGCCGCGCATGCCGCCGATTGGGAGCGGGGCACGGCACTTTACTCCGGGCGCTTTATCCGGGCGCAAGAAGAGGCGCATAGACGAGGTTATCTCCAAGGAGACCCGTCTTGTTAAACAGTTCGCGACCTACCAGGAAAATGGCGCGGACGCCGACCTGATAAACGGCCTCCTGCTGGCAATCCGGGAAGTGCAGCTCCTCATCCTGCGCCTCGCGCTGGAGTCGGAGGCTGCTGAACGCTACATCGCCCTCAAGCGTGACGAAGAAGAAATAGAGGACATCAAGTTCATCCTGACCGTCATATGAGCGACCTATTAGAGGCGCTGCGGAAGAACCGAGAGTTCACCGCAGTGCTGGACGAGGCACTGAAGAGAAGGCCGGTAATCCCGGCCTTTTCCATTTGCGAGACCAAGGACCAACAGGAAATGGTCGTGGAGCATATCAAGTACCACACGGCCATGCGTAATGGGTTCGATCTGCTCTGGCAGCACCTGTCTGGCAGGGCACCAAAAGGAGACTAGTAATGGCTGAAGAATCGCAGACGACTAGCACTGAGCAGTCGCCTAGCACGGAGAGCCTTGAGCAGGTTTACAGCAAGTTCAATGTCGAAGCCGAAGCACGGGAGTTCAGGCCCCAGCAGCAACAGCAGGCGCAGCAGCAAGCGCCGTCCGTTGTCGCCCCGGAAGCCATCCCCGACCCGGTTCTGGACGCAACTGGCTACAAGGCATGGGTCGCCAAGCAGTCCGAGTTCACGCAGAAGGCGCTCTCCGGTGTTGACGCCAAATTGAATGCTCTCGTGGAGCATCAGGTGCGAACCCGAGAAGTCGCCGCAATACGGGACGCCGTGACCAAGTTCAAGGCGGTGGTGGGCGACGAAGTAGACGACGACATGGCGGAAGCCATGTTGGCCGTCAAGGCAAAGAAGGACCCCAAGTTCCTTGCGGTCTACAACGGCCGGGAAAAGAACCCGGCGGCATGGAATGCGGCGCTTTCTGCCTACGGAAACGAGATGAAGCAGAAAACCTCGTTTCGCGTCGATCCGCAAATCGCTGAGAACGTGCGAGCGGCGAAAAGCTCAATCGGCTCTCAGACGACCAAGAAGGAGGCGCAACCCTCAGGGGACGACCGCCACTTCATGGACAACAACGGCAACCCGCTCACGGGTTCCGCTTACGACCGCGCCTGGAGAAATTACATAGATCGCGGTTATTAGTTCGTCTGGGGGCCATGACCTAGAGGAATCTCATGGCACAGTTGATGTCGTCTGTCACGTCCAATCTCGCGTTGGGCGTCAATTTCCAGATGATGAAGGGTCTGCTCTCTGCCGCACGGCAGAAGCTCCCGTTCTTCAATGGAACGCTCCCCGGCCAGTTGCAGAAGAACGGTTCCACGGCCTCGGTGAAATGGGAGCGGCTGGAAAACCTTGCCGCCGCCACTACGGCACTGGGCGAAGTAGTCGGGTCGCCGGTAGCCTTCTTCGGCCGGAGCACGGTGCAAAACACCCTCAGCACGGTGTCGGTCGCCATTGCCAAGTACGGCAATGCGGTGCTGCTCTCCGAAGAAGTGGACCTGCAGCAAATGAACGTGCGCGCGGCCCGTTTCGTGGACAACCTCGGGGCGAACGCGGGGCTCTCGTTGAACGCGCTCATGGAGTCGGCCTTCTCCGCCGGCGCAACAACGATCACCAACTGCCGCTTCTGCACTTCGGCGGCCGGCGGTCTCGTCTCAACGGCGGGCACGGTGGCCTCTACGGACGCGCAAGTGGTGGCGGCCCCGACGCTGAACGACATCAAGTTCGCGGTAAACACGCTGAACCGCAACTCCGCGATGCTGTTCACGACTCCGGGCTACGGCTCGCAGAACGTGTCCACCTCCCCGGTGCGCGCTTCGTACTACGGTATCTGCCACGTAGATGTGGAGGAGGACATCCGGGGTCTTACCGGGTTCGTGTCGGTCGAGCAGTACGGCGGGTATACGGAAACCATGCCCTTCGAGTTCGGGGCGGTCGGTGGCGTGCGTTGGTCGTCCACGGAAATCATTCCGATCTCGTCTGCCGCTGGCACGACCACTGCGGGTTCTGCGGGTCAGTTCCGTGGGGCGGGCTTCACCTCCAACGACGTGTACTCCAGCTACATCTACGGCAAGGAAGCCGTGGGCTCCGTTGGTCTCGGCAACATGCACGCGACGAGCTCCTACGAGATGTATGACCCGGCCAATCCTCCGGCCGTGGAGCTCATCGTGAAGCCCGTGGGAACGGTGGGTACCGACCTCTTCAACGAGGTTAGCTCGGTGGCCTGGAAGGCGTGGTTTGCCGGAAAGGTGCTGAACGCGAACTGGATAGTGAAGCTGCGCTCACTGTCGGCGCGCGTGTAACCAGAGGAGCCGGGGGAGAAATCCCCCGGTTTGCCAATGACGTTTCTTGAGTGCGTAAACCGGATATTGCGAAAGGTCGCGATTCTGCGTGGTGATACCGACCCGATAACGACCTTTAGCGATGTGCAGCACAACGCCTCGCTCAATATCGCGATCGTGGCGGTGCAGGATGAATTGACCCGGCTCGTGGCAGACAGGTTGATTCCCTACGAGCGCAAGACATCCGGGACCATAACGACCGTGGCCGGGACGAGAACCTATTCTCTCGCCTCTGACTTCATCCGGTTCTATGGGGTGGCGCACCTCTATACGTCATCGGCAAACCGTCAGCTATATGAATATCCGGGAGGGCTGGAGGCCCTGCAACTGCAGATATTCACCTACGCCACGGACACGGGCGATCCGTCCGCGTGGTACTGGGAGCCCACGACCACGAAGCAGATAGGGCTCTTCCAGGTTCCGCAGTCCTCCAACACCGTTTATTCATACGAATACGAGGGCTCGGTTCTGGTCTCATCTTCCACGGACACCATGCCGTTTCACAACAACGAAGAGAACTATATGTTCTCCGACATCGCGGCCAGGCGCTTTAAGTTCATGTGGGAGGACACGAAGAACGAGCTGGATCTGCAGGCCGTTTTGGATAAGGACACGACCTACAACAGTTCCAAGGCAACGCTCATGGCCCTCATCAAGGGCAGGAACCGAAGCAGGAACTACGCCAACCAGTACCTATGAAGGTTTTCTTCGGTGGCGGCCTTAATGAGTCTCAGGCTCCGGACATAGCGGAGGCGGCTGACGGATCCTACAACTTCGAGCTCGCCCCCTATTCCTACAAGCTGGCCCCGAGGTCTCCCTTCGACCTTGTAGCAACCGCTACGAATGCGTCCGACGTGCGCGGCATCATGCAGTTGGTGAAGCGCGACGATACCTCAACGACCCTGATTCAGGCCGCCGATACGGTCTACAAATGGGACGGGGCGACGACATTTAGTTCGGTGGGATCCTGTTCCGCCACTTCCCAACTGCGAGATACCTATTGGTCCCTCGGTGATTACTCGGTCATCACCGACATACAAAAATTGACGGTGGTGAAGAAGTGGGACGGCACCACGTTCTCGACGCTCTCCACCGGGCTGGGGGCATCTCTATTCGCCAAGTATGGCGTCGTCCACCAGGGCCGGGTGTGGCTCTTCAACGTGACGACCTCGAGCGACACGCCGCACCTGATGGTGGCGTCCGCCTTCGAGAATCCGCAGTCCTACGATACGACCCAAAGAGCCACTAGCGGCACATTCAGCACCGGGCTCGAAGCCTTTTACATGCTGACGCCGGACTTGCGGCCGATCAACGGCGCAATCAAAACGGTGGCGGGAGACCTCGTTATTTCAACCACGGAGGGCTCGCTCTTCAAGCTCTCCGGGACTTCGGCCACCAACTACAAGTGGGACAACTTCTATCCCTCCTCCAATGCCGTTGGCACCGAATCCATGGTCTCGACCGGCAACGACGTGATGTACATGAGGAAGGGCGGGAATATCGAGTCGTTGCTGGCAACGCAGAAATACGGGGATGTCGAATCAGACGACATATCCCGGTGGATCTTCTCAACGGTGTCCGGCCTGACGGCAGCAAAAGCGGTCTACGACAACCGCAAGCAGAAGGTCTATTTCTTCGTAATGAACAAGGTGCTGGTCCTCTTCAAGGACTTGCTCTACGGCGGAGTGCTCGCCGGTGAGACCGGAGAGAAAAAGCAGCTATCCCCATGGTCCGTCTACCGTACGCTGCATTCAACGAACTTCAGCACCAGCGCGGCAAAGTTCATGCGCGCCCCCGGCACCACCACGATGAACGTTTACTTCGGCGGCTCGGGCGGTCAAATCTTCAACATGAACGGCACCGGCAGCGGTGATGGCGGGTCCAGCAATATCCAGGTATTGAGAAAAACGCGGTTTCTCGACAAGCGAGACGGAATCGACTTTCTCAGGCACATCACGCGGGGGAATGTCCAGTACAGAAGGCTGCGGGCGATAAGTCTCAGTATCGAACTGGACTGGGGAGACGAATACAACACCAGCACGGCATCCATCACGTTAAAGGGCGTGCCGTCGAGCGACATTGGGGCCTATTACGGCGGCTCGGCCTATTACGGCGGGGCGTTCTACTACAACGCCGGATTTACCTTCGCCAATAAGATCAGCCATCAGAACTTTTCCATGGTGGGGCGTGGACCGGGCTGCACCATGACACTGAGCACGTTAGATAGCGTTGATTACCAGGTGGACAACATCGAGATCCAGTGAGCCCCAGAGAAAGACGCGACCGGCTGTTTAAGCCATTCAAGCCGCTGGTTAGAAGAATGGAAGTAATGGATGGCGGCCAATATTCATCAGACATGGGCGTTCTGTGGGCGGCTTACAAGGCGGGCTCATTCGCAATGCCTCCCGGCCTTTCTCAGGAAGCTTTCGTGAAGGCGATGGAGGATTACTTCTCCAACTTCGCCCAAGTATGGGTGGTGGACGACAGGAATACGGCGTTTTCCAAGTCTCAGGGGCAAGTGGGGCTGGTTCTGACTAACAGCATTGATTTGATCGTGGAGGCCAAATTCGGATTTTTCAAATGGGCGAGCAAGCGAAACATCCTCAGAGGAACGGCGGCGTTTCTTAATATGGTCAGGAACAAGCAGGAGACAGGCGTCTGCATGGTGCGAACGACGGACGCGCGCCGCGTTCTTCCGGACCATCTGCAGAACTATGGCCTTCTCTTCTACGTGGGGAGGGTATCGCCCACGGAGCATCTTTACACGCTAAGGGGCAGGGCTAGCTGATGTACAAGGACGACGCGGGTAACGTATATCCGGGCACGCCAAGGACCGACGTAAATCCGGAAACGGGGCGGCCGTGGATTGTCATTCCCGACCAGCCGGACATCACGCCGTCTTTGCAACCGGGGTGGTCGGTCATAGCAAGCCCGGAACCGGGGAACGGGTCCACATACACGCAAGGGTATCAATGGCTGCGAGACCCATTCGGCCAGATTTACATGCCGAATTCGGGCGACCCGAACAACAACTCGCGGGCGCAATTCATCAACGGAACATCCTACGAGCCGTATGCGGATGTTCTGAAGGCTGCGGCTGCGAGCAACAAGGGCTGGTATAACGACGCGCTTCCTGCCTTGACGCTGGGCGGGCTGGCTGGTGGCGTTGGAGCCCTATCCGGCGGCTTTGGCCTCGGCAATGTCCTGAGCAACTTTGGATCCGGTGCAAGTAACGCCCTAAGCGGCGGAGGTAGCAGCATGCTTGACTTGTTCGACCCTTCGACGTTTGTCGATAACTGGGATGTGATGGGGAACTCGTCTGCGTATGGACTAAACGGCGCGGATGCAGCATGGGGCGTCAATCCTCAATCTGACTGGATCAATGGATCAGGGCTTTCTCCTACCCAACTTTATGGGGTGGAAAATCCGGGGGCGGACGGCGGCATATGGGGCGGCCTGAATCCGTCGGCGGTCTCTGTAGGCGCAGACGGCATGCCATATCTGAATATGGCGAATTCCGGTGCGTCACTGCTGTCGAGGCTGTTTGGTGGTGGCGGCGGCGGTGGCGGCGGCTCCGACAACGCCATATCGAGGCTGTTTGGCGGCGGAAGCGGGTCTTCCGGTGGCGGCAGCCTTCTTTCAACCATCCCCGCCCTCGCTGCCATCGCGTATGCCAAGGGACAGGATCCCTACGACCTCACCAAGCTCAACCAGGCTTACAGCAACGTGAGTCCCGACGCGCTGGCCCTTCCCTACGACCTCCAGACGGCCACCGGCAGAACCGCGCTTACCTCCAGCCTCACCGATCGCGGCGTGATGGGCTCGAGCTTCGGTAACTTCGACCTGAATAGCTACAACACGCTACGAGATGTTGGCCGCCAGAACCTTCTCAGCACCGGGGCCAGCACTCAAGCCAATATCGCCAGCCAGATTCTCAACGCCCAGATTGCCCAGCAGAAGAACAAGAATGACCTGTACGGGCGGGCGCTGCTTGCGATGTCAGGCAGCCTCGCTCCCAAAAATAGCATCCTCGATTTGTTAGGAGGCCAGTGATGGCAAGCCTTCTCGGTGATCTTGCGCTGGGATTGAGGCAGGCGGCCGGCGTGCTGAATCCACAGGTGCAGCAGGAGACCTTTCAGGACGATGCGCGGAGCAGGCTGCTGGCGGAGTCGTTTGTTAAAGACAGCGTCCTGCAGCGCCAGCAGTTTGAGCTCCAGCAGGCCACGCCTCAGGCGGCGCTCCAGCGGCAACAATTGGAGAACGAAGTCGGTTTCCGCAGGGCTGTCGCTGACGCGGGGGGGGATCAGGACAAGATCGCTTCCGCTGCCATGCAGTTTGGGAAACCCGAGGTGGCTGTCAGTATCGTCAACGCCAAGGAAAAGCGGCTGGCCGACGCTCAGGCGAAGCGCGACACCCTCGAGCAGCATATGCGGGAATTGCAGATGCGCCTGGAAGACAAGGCGGCCACTCGCGAGCAGCAGGGTCAATATCAGCAAATGATGGTCGCGCTACGGCAACAGGCACTCGCCCTGCAAAGCCAGGTCGCTCAGAGCAATCTCGACCTCAAGTCGTTGAGGCTGGAATTGATGGGCAAGAACGCCACGGACAAGGCTGCGGCGGAGGAAGAGAAGAAGAACGCGAAATCTACACAGCAGCTCGGAGTTGCTCTCGAGCGGGCGAACATCCCGCAGACTGACGCGGTTGTGAAAGACGCGGAACGCGCCGTCGCCAATCCCGACGTGCTGCCGTATCTCAGCGGCCCGAGGTCCGCCATTCCCGACATGCTGGCCTCCAAGGACGTTACCGACGCGCGGCAGGCGATTTCCAAGCTATTCAACATCACGTTGAAGGACCGCTCCGGGGCGGCCGTCACTAGTCAGGAATTGGAGCGGCTCAAAACGGAATTCGGTCAGGGCGTCTTCAAAAGTCCGGAGCAGTTGAAAACGGCGATCGGCAAGGCTCGCGAGATCATAGAGGCGCACGGCAAGGGGATCGCCGCAGGCTATGGGGCCAACGCGCTCAAGTCGTATAACGACAACCTCAAGGAAGTGGGCGGCACGCCGCTTCTGCAGGGCGGGGCCTCGAGCCCGTCAGGCCCCACGCCGCCCCCGGGATTCAAGGTGGATAAATGACCACTGCCACCAACCCGGAAACGGGCGAGCAGCTATTGCTTGTTGGCAAGGACTGGGTGCCCGTGGAGAAGACCGCCACCAACGACAAGGGGGAAAAGGCGTACCTCGTCGGCGGTCAGTGGCGGCAGGACCTCCCTCCGATACCCAAAGAAGCCACCGGGCAGGAACGCTTTCAGGCGCTCATATCCGGCATGAACAAGGGGCTGGCTGGGCTTGCCGGCCTCCCCATGGACACGGTTGAGAACGTCTACAACCTGGTCAAAGCCGGGATAGGCACGGCTGCCGGCGCTGCGGGCCGAACCGATCTCATGCCGGAGCTCACCCGGGGAACGCCGCTATCCTCGGAGTGGTTCTCCGACGTTTTCAACAAGCTCAAGCAGTCCACCGTTCTCCCTCGCCCTGACGACGCTGCCTCGAGGATACTCTATCGGGGCGGAGTAGTAGCAGGAGGCTCCATGGTCCCCGGGGCGCGTCCTGCGAGCACTGCAGCGGCTGCAACGGGTGCTGCCGTGGCTGGCGAGGTATCGGACAACCCGCTGGCCCCTGCTGTCGGGGCGATGATCCCGGGCGCTGCCGCTCAAGCCGGCCGCGAAGTGAAGGCATACCTTGCGAACGGCGCACCGTCTAACGTCGCCGCCTTCGCTCTGGCCGGGGCTAACCCCAGTGTCGGGCAGGCCACCGAAAGCGCGTTTTTCAGAGGGCTCGAGAACCTCGTGTCCAAGTTTCCCGGTGGCGTAGGGGTTATGGAGCGGTTCACCAAGAAGCAGCAGGCGGACCTCGGGGCGGGAACCGATACAGGGACTACGGCCGCGCAGGCTGGCCGGACCATAGAGAAGGGAATAACCGGCGAGGGCGGCTTCCTCGAGCGCACCAAGGCGACGTGGCAGAAACTGGATGCCGACGTAGCGGCCAAGCTCCCGCCCAATTCGCAGTCCGCCCCTACGAATACCATACAGACTCTGGATGCCCTTACGAGCCCCGTACAGGGCGCACAGGCGACGACCGGGGCGCTGGTGAACCCGAAGCTAGCCGAGATGAAGGCGAACTTTGCAGCCGATCTACAGGCGAATAATGGGCAGATTCCTTACGAGGCACTGAGGGCGGTTCGCTCCCGTATCGGATCCATGCTGGACGACGCTCTGGTAACCGGCATCCCGGGCGGGGAGCTTAAGCGCGTCTATGGGGCGCTCTCCAAGGACATGGAAGCCGCTGCCAATGCTGCCGGTGCTGGTAAGGAATTCGCCCGCCAGAACGCCTACTATTCCGCCCGGATGGATCGGATTGAAGGCGTGCTGGATCGGGTGTTGGGGAGCAACCGCCAGCCGGAAGACATCTTCAAACTCGTCAATCCGACCAATCCCGATCAGGCTGGAAAACTCACCGCCGTCATGCGAAGCCTCAAGCCCGAGGAGCGGCAGGTAGTGACGGAGGCAATAGTAAATCGGATGGGCAGGGCGTCACCGGGCAGGCAGGATGCCTCCGGCGATGTCTTCTCCTCCGAGACATTCCTGACCAACTGGAACCGGATGTCGGATAGGGCTAAGGAACAGGTCTTCTCGGACTCAAGCATGCGCGACAGCATGGATGCTCTTGCTAAGGTCTCGGAGAACATCAGGACGGGATCTAAGGTGTTTCAGAATCCGTCGGGGACGGCCGGTTCATTCGCTGCCTACAGCGTGTATTCCTCGCCCCTAACGGCAATCGGCGCGGGCATGGCGGCTGGCCCCGCTGCGGCTGCTGGCGTAGTTGGAGCGGCGGCTGGTAGCGCCCTGTCCGCCTATGGGGCCGCTCGACTGATGACCAGCCCGGAGTTTGTGCGCTGGCTCGCTGACTCATCTAGGATCAACGCGCAAACCTCTGCGGCACATCTTGCAAGACTGGGCGTGATCTACAACGAGGCTAAGGATGAGGGGCTTAAAGGCGCTTTGTCTGACTACCTCAAAGCACTGCCCAGATCAGCGCAATCACAATGACGGCGATCAGGACGTAAATACCGCCCCTGATCGAGTGCTTAATCTCTCGCAGTTCCTTAAGGATTTCCTCGTCCACGGCCGCCTCCGGGCGGTTTTTTCATTTATAGGGTAGCACACACGCATGGGCACCAAATACGTAACGGTCGCAGTCAGCGGGTATAACGCGAGCCCCCCGGCAGATGACGGCTCTCAGTCAGCCTCCAACCAGGTCACATGGGCGAACAACATCAACAAGATTGGAGACCCCATCAAGAATGCCCTGACGACGATGAATTCAGAGCTGGTAACGGCCATGGATAAGTCGGCCCGCCTCATTACATCGTCTGACACTGCCGTTGCTGGCGATCACGACAAGATCATCCAGGTCTCGTCTACGACCTCCCCGGCCATATCCGTAACGCTGTCGGATGCGGCAACGATGGCCGCCGGATACATCGTCACCATCAACAACCAGAGCTCCACCTACGGTGTGACCCTGCTGCGGGCGACTGGAGCGGACACCATAGACGGCGTAGCGGCTACCAATGTAATACCCGTCAATGCGTCATGGAGCTTTGCCGTCAACTCTGCGGCAACGGGATATATAACCCTCGACAAGAAGGGGTTCGGCCAGATCACCAACGCCCTGAGCGGTAACGTCGCCCTCAACAACACGGCCAACTATTTCGACGGGCCGTCCATCGCGCAGGGCACCACCGGAACATGGTTCGTGTCTGGAACCGTTACTGTTCACGACACCGCAGGCGCGGCGACATTTTTTGCAAAGCTATGGGACGGGACGACCGTAATAGCGGCCAGCCAGAACGTGAGCGCGGGCGCGAGTAGCCCGACGACGATAGCCCTCTCAGGCTATCTTGCGTCCCCAGCCGGGAACCTTCGCATTTCAGTAAGAGACGCCAGCAGCACGAGCGGGCTCATCCTGTTCAACAACACGGGCCTATCCAAGGATAGCGTCTTGTCCGCTATCAGGATCGCCTGATGCCATCAAAACTCGCGAGGCGCTGGGTCTGTCGGATCGGGCCGAATGGACTCCAAAAGAAGCCGGGTGGCCTCCAAGGGCACATAGACGATGGCAACCAAGGTAAGAGCCGCAATCGCAAACCACTCCAGCATGACGGTGGCGAGGCGCATTGGGATTCCTCCGAGCCCCCTAGTCTACCAGCATGCTAAAAGCCGCGCTTTCGACATATGGAATGGTCTGACTTCCTGAAACTCTATGGCCCCCTGTCACTGGGCTGGATCGGCTTCGCGTGGCTGGGCAAGTGGGTACTGGACCGCTTCGACAAGCAGACCGAGACCATGGTGAAACTCGCCGTTTCTCTGGAGGCGCTGACCAACGCCATCAAGGAGGACCGCCATGCTTAATCGGCTCAGGTACCTCCTATTTGACCGGCGCAAGGATGGCAACAGGCGGCTGGAGGACAGGCGCAGGACGAGTTGCGAAGAGGCTGCGGCACGGCTGACGGCTGCGGTACATGACTTCAGCGATACGGTGACGCTGAATCCGGAGAAGGTGGAAAGACTCAGAGCGCTACTGGAAAGGGCGAAGAGATGAACAAAGCACGAGACGAGCTTCAAAAGATCGCTGACAAGTACGAGCCGGTGGCGGATTCGCTGTTGGTGAAGCTGGCCGCGTCCGAGCACACCCTGCCGATACTGGCGTTCATCGCGGCGCTGCTTATTGCGGCGGCGATTTGGTGGAAGGTCGTGTGAGCCCCAATCTCAAAGCCTTCCTCGACATGCTGGCGGTCTCGGAGATCGGCAAATCTCTGATGGCCGTATCGGATGATGGCTACAACGTCATCGTCGGCTCGACTCCTGACAGCCCGATTCTCTTCCACGATTACAGCCAGCATCCGAGGCTGCATCAGCCCACGATGAATTCAGACGCGGCGGGGCGCTACCAGTTCATGGGCCGCTATTGGGAGCATTACCGGGACCAACTCCACCTCCCGGACTTCGGCCACACCTCCCAGGACCGCTGGGCGATTCAGTTGATCCGGGAGTGCAGGGCGCTGGAGTTCATCGAGCAGGGGAGGATTCCTGAGGCCGTGCATGCCTGCCGGTCGCGGTGGGCGTCGCTGCCGGGCGCGGGTTATGGGCAACCGGAGCATAAGTTGGGCGACTTGCTTGCCGCCTATGAGGAAGCTGGTGGGGTGGTGGCGTGAACGCTATGGTATCGGGTGCAGGGAATCCTCCTGCCAGTGCACTGTGTCTTGCGGTCGCATCCGTCTATCTAATGCTGTGGGTATGCCACGGCCAGCGCCCCACGCCAGTACGCCCGCTACAACCCGATGCCATAACGCTCGCGTGAGATTCTAACGCATGTTCCCCCTCACCCCCAAGCTCTACGCGCTGGCAGCGGTGGCTCTAATACTCCTTGGCCTCACCGTTGCGCTGAAGGTGCAGACGGCAAGGCTGCACGCCTGCCAAGACGAGTTCAGCGCGTTCGTGACGAAGGTTAAGGCCGAGGGGGAGGCGCAGGAGCAACGCACCAAAGCCGAGAATCTGAAGCACCAGAAGGAGAAGGAAGATGCCGACAAGAAGTTTGCTGCTGCTGACACTGAGCTTAAGCGCCTGCGCGCAACTAACTCCGGTCGCCGCGACTTGCCCGGAACAGGCCCCGATACCAAAGGTGTTGCAACTGCAACAACCTGCTACGCCTCAGCCGAGCTTGATCGAGCGTACGGAGTCCTCGTTCAAGACCTTCGAGGAGTCGCTGATGAAGGCGCTCGTTGTGCCGAAGAACTGAGGGTGGCTAGGGAGTGGGCGCAGGGGCGCTAACCCAATATGGGTACGTTTCTACCCAATATGGGTATGCGTGACCGCCCGCTGCCGTTCGAGCCTGACGAGGAGGACGACGATGAGGATGAGGACGAGTAGGCACATGGCCGATGACCTTCAAGCCCCTAATACCCGATAAGGAGTTCATCGAGCTTTTCCCGCGGTTGGGGCCAGTCGGTATCGCGAAGAAATTGGGCTCCACGGAGCGCGGCGTATTGCTGAGACGCCAGCGCCTTGAGAAGCGATACAACATCGTCCTGAAAGGCCCGGACAATCGCTACCGGAGCAATATGGAGGAGCATCCGGCGCGAATCCATCACGACTTAACCGATGGCGTCATCCTGGTAGGCTCGGACTCCCACTACTGGCCCGGCATTATCTCTGCGGCGCACCGGGCGTTTGTGAAGCTCAACCGGGAGCTGAAGCCCGCGATCGTCATCAAGAACGGGGACGAGCTCGACTTTCCGGGGATCTCTCGGCATGCGCCTATCGGGTGGGAGTCGCGGCCTTCCGTAATCTCCGAGTTGGAGTACGCGCAGGAGCGGCTGGCAGAGGTCGAGGACGGCAACAAGAACGCGGCCTATTACTGGCCTCTGGGGAACCACGATGCGCGCTACGAGACGCGATTAGCCACGGTGGCCCCGGAGTATGCTCGCGTGCGTGGCGTGCATCTAAAGGATCACTTCCCGCGTTGGAAGCCGTGCTGGTCGGTGTGGGTCAACGATGTCGTGATAAAGCACCGTTTCAAGGGAGGTACGCACGCCACCAGGACGAATACGCTGAATGCCGGCCGCTCGATGGTGACGGGGCATCTGCACTCGCTGAAGGTGGCCCCGCTCTCAGACTACAACGGCACTCGCTGGGGCGTGGACTGCGGGACGATGGCGATTCCGTACAGCGCCCCCTTCGTGGACTATACCGAGGATTCCCCCGTGGACTGGCGCTCAGGCTTCGCCGTGCTGACGATCCACCGTGGCAAACTCCTCTGGCCGGAACTCGTTCACGTCATCGACGAGGCCAAGGGCGAGGTGTGCTTTAGGGGGAAGGTGATCGAGGTCTGACATCTCACTCTCCTTCCCGCTCGCCAGTGGGGGCGGGTATGTCTAGTGGCCTCCAGTGCGTCGGCTCCCACAGGTCAACGTTTTCCACACGACCGTGGCACCAGCCGTACAAGGGGACATGTGACGTTTTGCCCCACCAAGTAATGCGCTGTAGTTTGTAGCGCACGCCATAGCGGTCCATGAAATTGCGACCAGTGCCGTAGCGAACACCCTTGGCTGCGAATCGGCTGCCATCCTTCGGCGCAGTCTCAATCGGCTGCCACTTCATCTCGCTCACCTTTCCTCCCGTTCGCGGCGGAGGGGCGGGGAGTCCGGCTCATCCTTGAATCCCATCGCCCGCAGCATATCCAGCGTGTTCCTGCCCTCCGGCGTGCTGGCGTAATGCTCCAGCATGTGCTGACGACGACACAGTGACCAATCGCGAGCATCGCGCAGTTCCTTGCCGCACTGCGAGCAATACGACCTAGTGACAGTAACGGTACGGAAGCCACTCATCTTCGCCCCCATCCCCGCGCGTGGCGGGGTGAAAGTATCGGTTGGACCAATTTTGGTCTCAAGGGGACGGAACCGGGTTGGTTGTCCCTATGGTGAGGCGGAATATCAAGGAAGGAGTCCCCTATAGGCAACGCCGTGTGAAGACAGTGCTCTACCGCTGAGCTAACCGCCCTTTGGTCTATTTTCGGTCTTTTGTCGGTTGCCTGCAAGGCTTATAGGGCGTATTTTAGCAGCCGATTCGGCTAGATGATCGGTCGATAAATGGGAATACCTGACGACCATCGACCAGCTTTTCCACCCGCCGAGTTCCAATAGGTCTCGTAGCGGCACGCCACTCTGAACCGCCCACGAAGCCCAGGTATGCCGCAAGTCATGCCAGCGGACCCCGACAAGCTTTGCGGCCCGAAGCGCCGCGTACCACGCCTTGTTCGATGCCTTGACCAGAGGCTTTCCCGAGTCAGGATGAGCGAACACCCATCGCTTATGCGCGCCCTTGCGCTCCTGAAGAACCGCCATCGCCTCAGCAGTGAGTGGAATCCCATGCGCTGTGCGCCCCTTCATCTGATCGGCGTACCAAAACGCCCTGCAAGCCTTCATATCTACCTGAGACCACTCCAGCTCAAGGACGTTGTTCTCCCTCAGTCCCGTCGCTAGGGCAAATCTCGCGCACTGGCAAAGTAATGGCGACTGGACCGCCAAGGCACGTTCTAGCTTCCGCCATTCCTCCAGACTGAGCCAGCGGATTCTTCCCTGCGGTGGCGTCTTCTTCTCCAGGATTGGAGGGGTAATGCCGGAAAGTTTGTGGATCGTGACTATGAGACCGAATAACCTGTTCAACGAGCCAGAGGAGAGCCCTCGCACGCTCTCTAATATCTTCTCTGAGGGTATCGGCAATAGCGAGGTGGACGGAAATTGCAATCTCCGCAGCCTGTAGCGATCCGGCAGACCCGGCTGTTTCACGTCCATCCATTTTTGCAACGCCTGCGCCCACGTCACTGACGGCTGTTCCCCCAACTGTTCCTGTTTCCATACTTCCCTCTTTACGCGGTCGTGGTACGCCTGCGCTTCCCGGCGGTCGGTAGTTTTAGCACTGCGTCTAATCCGCCCTCGGGTAGTACGAATGTCGATGTACCACGTTTTGCCGATGCGGAAGATGGGCATGGGGATAGTTGCAGCAGGTATTGTTTCAGACCTTCTTCAAGGAACACCCAACGCTTTCCGGGCTTCGCAGCGCCGGGGATAATGCCACGTTTGGCCCGGTCCTGCACCGTGTTGGGATGCAAGTGCAGGTACTGTGCGGCACCTTTCAGATCTAGCGTCACCCCCGCCTCCTCTCCATCGTCAGCGGGGCGAGGGACCACGGCGTATCAGCACTTGCCTGCGATATGCTCCGAACAGGAGTCCATCGGTTTCGTCGGCATAGTGCGCGGCCGTCTGGATGGCGTCGTCGATGATGTTGCCGTGCGCCCAACAGAAGCAGGGAACATGAGCCTTCACGAATTCGCGGAGCGCGATGCAGCGGCAGCATGTCTTGAACGTTGTTACATCGCCTTCCCACTTGCCCACGGCGCGCTCGTATATCTCCCCGACCTGAATGCGGTCCTTGCCACACTCCTCGCAGGAGTGAACCTTGCGCGCCTTCTGCATCGTGGCCGAATAAAACTCGGCCGGATCGTAATCGCATACGCAGTCCATCATTTCCCCTTCGCGGCGGCGGTTACAGGTGGCGCGGAGGCGAGCACGTATTGTGGCTCCAGCCGATACGCTTCAATGCCGTCTATCTCGAATGGGTGGCTCCAATGCCGACTGTCTCCGGACCAGTGCTCAGGCTCCTGAAACGACTCCATGAGAGCATCAATCTCGTCTTGATTCGCGTCCTCCGGCCTACCGAACATCATCGCCGCGAAGGTGCGCCGCACATCATCCAACGTGTTGCAGAACGCGAACACGGACGGCCCCTCGCCGCCAAATGTGCGAACCAGCCAGCAGCCGGACTCCGGCACCACCACCCCGTCCGCCGCAGGGGCGAGTGGGCGGCTGTTCCATTGGTCTGTGTCGAAGTCAGCCATTGACGCCGGGCACTCGGCGTCGGAGCAGTTCACCACATTACCTTCCTTGGATTGTGCGATAACCTCGCCCGGCGCTCCGCAAAACGGGCACGGCAAAAGCTCAGTCATTCTCTCGGTCATGGCTTCCTCGCGGGTCAGGGTCATGGGCTCACCTCGATCCGGATTGCGCGCGGCCTTTGACTAGGCGCGGCGCGGCAGCGGTCGGCGCGAGCAGAGTATCAACTTTAACCGCCTCTGCAGGAATCGGCTTCAGGTGGCTGGCATGTATAACCGCGCCGATTCCGGTCAATAGCGCGTGTTTCTGAGCGGCCGTTAGCATGTCAAGATTGTCCAGCGGAACGCGCACGCTAATATCAAGTTTCATCGCTCCTCCTCTCGGGTGGCGGAAAGGGCGGCGCGGGCCTTTCCCAGAATGTCCTTGAACAGTCCGTCCCTGACGGACCCGTATTCAGCATCTACCGCTATGGACTTCAGAGTTCTCCTCATCCCCTCGCATTGCGCTTCGGCTAGGGCGAGGCGGCGGGAGAGGTCGCGAGCGATGTCGGCGGGGACAGCTTCGTACGCCTCCATAGCGAGATGCCCAAGCGGGAATGGCGTCTCGTCCACGACCATCCGCACTGCAGCGTCTACCTCCGGCGTCCCCTCACCATCCTTGCCAGCAGGGGCGGTCATGGGCGCGGGTCTCCGTTCTTGAAGCCGGGGAGAAACTGGACGCCGACCGTCGCTATGATTGCCGGACGCCAGACGTGGCCGCAGTGCTGGCATGCGTGCGTGTGATGCTCCTTGGTGGCGAACTCGTCTACGTCGATATGACGCTCGCCACACTCAGGGCACCAGAGCAGCATCGGTATTGGAACGTCAAACGGTCTATGGCTCACGCTTCCTCCCCGCGCGCGGCGTCAGCCCATTCGTGTTCGCAAGCCTCGTAGACTCCGGCCGTCCCGCCGTAGCGGCGCTCGTGCTTTTGCAGGCTGTCGATTACCGCCTCGGCATCCTGCTTGCGCGCAAAGCGCACCGCCTTGTCGATTGTTCCCCAGCATTCAAATTGATTGAGCCCGCGCCAGAAATACCCGGTGCCCCAGCGCGCATTTACAGACTCGATAAGCCACGCCTTCTCCACCGCCCCGCGCCCGGCTTGAGCGGCGGCACGGAGCTTGGGGTAGGCGTTGCGGAATTCAGTGATGAACTCGGCATCGTCGATCAGGATTTGCCCGTAGACGAGCATCTGTCGGCCGTCGTCTCCGCGCACGACCACGGCCGTATTACGCTGCTCATGGGAGCCGTCTACCTCAACGGTCCACGGTCCCGGCGTCGCCTTCGCCTCCAGCGCGTCCAGTTCCGCTATTAGTTCCGCCATCCCCGGAACAGGCTGTCGAGCGGCGGCTAGGTGGGAGCGGAGGGTGTCGATGAGACGCGCATCACGATCAAGCTGCTGGATCAAGTCGTAGTATTCTTGCGTGCGGAGATAGTTGGCCCCCGTTGTGCAGTTGTAGAGCGAATGCGCCCATCCGCTGCGGTCATCCTTCAGAATTTCGCCCTCGACATCCCTAACGCCCGGCTCCGCCATCTCGCCGCCCTGCGGGAGAGACAGGACGTGCTCTAGCATTTGCTGGGCCTGAGTAGCCGTCAGCAGATTCGTACCTACAGGCCATTCACCGGTAGATGACGGCTTGAACGTTACCCCGCAATCGGGATGAAACTCTTGCGGGAGCCGCCATGTGAGGAAACGGTCAACCATTTCTTTCGTTACTTTCATTTCAACGCCTCCTCAATCGCCTCCAGCGCCGCTACGTGATCGGCTGGCGGCAGGTTGTAATCCATGGCGCGGGCGACGTGCGCAGTCGTCTCGTTTGACAGGTGCGCATACATCGCCTGCCAGCGGCGCAGGGCTGCGCGAGCGAGGATCAGCGCGGACTGGCAGGGATGCTCCTGCGGTATTTCCCAGACTAGAGACCCATCGTGATTGCACTTCATCCGTGAGTCCTGCCCCGTGGTCGGCGCGCGCGCCGTCACATACCCGGAGTTTCCGCACCATTGACAGGCTGGCTTCGCGCCGCCCTGCGGGAGAGCGGTGAGGGAGGAGAGGTCGAGGGACATGATCGCGGCGGCAAACTGTCGCCCGCTTATCTCAGTGGTCCCCAGCGTCGTCCATGCGCCATCCGGGACAAGCGCATCCTTGGCGGACTGCATGTCCTCGCACACCTTCGCGCACATCTCCCGCACCCGCTCCACCGGTTCTTCATCTCGGCTCATCTCTCTCACCTCTCTGCGGGTTATGGATGCCACACCCTGGCTATATGCTGCGCGAGCGGGAATGGAATCTTGGCGATGGCGGCGGAAGCGGCTTTGCGGGCGGGGGATTTGCTGCCGTACAGCCTCGACATGGACGGCTGCGAATCGTTGAACCGGTCGCCGCCTTGTTTCGTGCCGTTCTCTGCCGGATTGGTCCAATGTCCAGTTGGCTTGTGCGGGATGCCTTTCATCCCATTCACACTCGCCGTCTGAAACGACCGCCCGCTGCCATCGAAGCGGAAGCCGGGGACTTTCTGCCCTTCCTCCCGCAGACGTTGCTCTGCAGTCGTGTTAAAAGCTCGAGCGACGTATCCGGGCTTGTCTGACCCGTTCCAGTCCAGCCCTGGAACCTTGGCCGCGCGTTGCGTCATCGGCATCAACGCCGGCACATCGCCCCACAGGTGAAACGAGCCGAAGTTCCACCGCGAGCGCCCGACCCACGGTTGAGCGCCGCGCACGTTCTCCACCACCAGCGGCATGAAATGCCCCGCAGCCTCTATCGCCTCGCGCTGAATCCGGAAGCAGGCATCGAAGAGCGCGGTGAGCTTCTTCACGTCGCGCACGCCCTCGCGGTATTCCTTCGCAATCGCCTTCGCCCTCGACCACGGCATCGCCATGTAGCTGTATTCCTGGCAGGGCGGGGATGCGACGATCAGCGCCGCGTCCTTGAACTGCTTGCCGTGAATCGTCAGAACGTCTTGCAGGACGAGTTGCGAGGGATACCGCTTGCCGTCGCCGTAGTCGTGCCGCTCGATGTCGAAGCCGATGACGTGATAGCCCTCGGCCATCAAGCCCTCGGTCCAGCCGCCGAGTCCGCAGAAGAGGTCGATAGCCAAGGGCTTCACCTCCTGGCTTTCGTCTTGACGCGGCGGGCGGCGGAGCAGGCGTTCCATAACGCGCGGACAGTCCGATTGCGGACCATGCTTGGCAGCAGAAACCCGTGGGCTACCATTACCGCATGCCACGCCATCGCCGCCTTGAACACGCGCTCCTTCTCCTTGCTCACCGCCGGGCGGCGAGGATGACTAGAACGCATGGCCGGAGATGCCGCGAGCGAGGTTGATGAACGGGATGTCGTCCGGCATGCCTGCGATTGCGCCCTCGGCTGCACGACGCTCCGGTGACGCAACGGGACGCTCCGAGGCTTGCTCCTGCATCAGCGATTGCGGCTGCTGACGCTGCGGTGCTTCGTCTGCCCTGGTGAACGCGAGCGATATCCACGGCGCTCCGCCCTTGGTCGTGCGGTTCCACCCGCTCACACGATAGTCAACGCCGTCGATCTTGGCCGTTCCGCGCACGTCCGGGTGCGTATCCTTTTCCTTCTTGCTGTTCTTGAACAGCGATCCTGAAAGCTCCTTCTGCTGGTAGTCGCTCACAGGAGGCCGCTCCCGCTCGCTACCTTCAGCGGCTTCGCGGGGCCTTCAGGCGCTTTCGGCCGGATGCGGATGCAGGGCACATCGCCGGAGCCGTCGGGGCTGCGGGTCGAGGAGACGAAGAGGGTAATGCGCTTCCCCTTCCACTGCTCCACGATGTTGCCGTAGAGGTTCGCAATGGTCTTGCCGTTCGTCTTGTTGCAGATGAGCGGCTTCACTTCCTCCACGAACTTGACGATGGGCTTTTTCTGCTTGCGCCCGCCTTGGCCGGTCAGCTCACCCCCGGATACGCTGGCAATCGTCAGGTCAATGTCGGCTCCGTCCGGCAGATCGAAGTGGCCGATATAGTCTCTATCGTACATGGATCGGTAATCAGTTGGCATCGATAGTCTCCGTTACTGGATCGTCGTTAAATTCAAAGCCCGCGTCGTCCTCCGGAACATCCAGAGGCATGACGCATTCGGCATAGCTCGGGTAGTAATTGCTTTCTTCGCACTGTTTCAAACGCTCGGACCACAAAATAAGGTTGCGCTCACCCATCTCCAATGCGCGGTCGGTAAAGCGGAAGACCGTCACCGGGTGCGGCTCCGCGTCCTCCACGCACACGACGTGGCAATCCAGCTCGTCTATCGCGGAATGGCAGGCGAGTTGCTGCATCCGCATCTGTGCGTGGTAGGCCATGCGGATGGCCTGATACTGGAACCGCTCCGGGTCGGAGGTTGAGGAACACTTGAGTTCCGTGAGAAAATCTTCCCCACGGATATCCGGGGTCGCCCGGCAATCGAGGCCGTTCCAGCGAAACAGGATCGTCGTTTCGGTGATGCCTCTGATATAGGGCGCAGCGATCTTGCTAGAGAGCACTGCATCGGCCATCCTGCGGGCCTTATCGAATTCCGAGGCCGTCAGGATTTCGCAATCGGGACGCTCGGCTACGAAGCGGTCATACTCCTTCCCGCGCCGCACCGGCCCTGGATATCCGCATACCACCCGGTTCCCGAAGATAAGCGCATGCACAGCAGTCCCGCGCTGCATGGCGTAGTTCGCCTCGGACTCCACGGTGCGGGAGTGCAAGCCGTGCATGGCGCTGCGGCCGTAGGCTTTCAGGTGGCTGAAGCGGACGGGCTGGGTCATGCCTTGCTCCTAATCAGCGGCTTCACCTTCCTCGCCGCCTCCGCCCGGTCCTCGGACTCCCGCTCCTTCTCCTGCACCCGGAGCTTTTGTTCTTCGGCGAGGCGGCGCAGTTCGCGCTTGATCGTCTTGGCGATGTCGGTGGCGTAGCTGGGACGGTAATCCTTGCCGGTGAGGAGGGTGTCCTTCACGTCACAGCCCCTGCGCTTCTAGCCAGTCCACTACCTGCCGAGCGCTCTTGCCACGGTTATGCATGGCTTCGGCTTTTTCGCATATCCGCACGGAATAGCCGAAATTGCGGGCGAAGCGCTCTACGACATACCCGGCCGGATAGGCTGGCGTTATTGCAACATCGTTAAAGTCTTTGCCAGTCAGCCCGCGATATGCCAAGGCAATCGCGCAGCCGCACCAACTCATTTTCTGCTCACGCTGCAGGGCCAGCCCGCGCATAATCGCCTCCGACAGCTTCAACACCTTCGCCGGCTGCTCCAGATGCTTAACTACGCTCTCATCCATCGTTTTCTCCTATGAAGTTATGACCCACCCCACCCCCGCCCCAAAGAGCGCGGAGACCAAGAGCCACGCGCACACCTCCCGGATGCACCGTTGCGTGAGGGTGGGGCCTATCTGCCGGTCTTCTCGGGTGAGGAAGTCGGCGTTTCTGGGGGCGGTTAGGTTCATGATTCCACCTTGCTGAAGCCGGAGCGGCGGGGCTTGCCATCGGTGTAGATGCGGCGCAGTTCGATGCTGGCGACGTGGTAGGCATCAATGGCCTTCACGCGCGTTGCGGTGATCTCCGTTACCTTCAGAACCCGGTTAGGCATCCTCGGGTCGTTGTCTTTGATACGGTCGCCTACCTTTAGCTCGCTCATGACTTGTCACTCCACGAATTTTTCATAGAGGAATACAACGAGGAACAGGAGCGCGAGAACGAGCCCAACTATCAGCGCGAACGCTAGGGCGACCACGAATGGGCCGGCAATGAGTCCACCGATTGCAGCGACCGCGTACCAGAAAACGTCTATAGGGCTCACGCCTTCCTCCTCATCGGCACCACCACATCCCCCTGCGCCCTCTCATCCGCCTGCACCGCAAGCTGGATGACGGAGGCGACGAGGGTGAGCGTCTCCGGGGTGTAGTCGGGCTTGACTGCTTCCAGGATCTTGGCGGCTAGGGCTAATGCGGGACCGCTGCGAATCATGCGAGCTCCTTCAACGCCTTGTCCTTCGCGCCGGCGAGGTAGCCTTGGATGAATACCTCGCGACAAAGCTTGTGAAGCGCCGCATCGTGCGTCTGCTTCGATACGAGCACGCCCATCATCGTCAGCACCCACAGCGTCTCCGCTCGGGCGCGGAGGTCGGAGTCGGTGGTCATGGGCGCACCTTGGCGAGAGCGGCGCGGCCACGTTCGTAGATAATCCGCGTGCCAGAGTCGGGCAGGAGAGTGTCAACGCCAGCCCACGCTCCAAGCTCGTCTGTGACTTGCTTCAACGCCGCATAGAGATCAGGTGCAGCGGCTAGCAGTATGGCTACATCAGCGCCACCGTCCTGCGGAGGCACACGCACGTCCGCCACGACGCGGCCATGACTGTCCTCGATGATTCGCCAATCTGTGGAAGATACTGCCCACGGTGCATACGTCATCATCTCGCTCTCCTTATCTCCACCCCAACCGCCTGCGCTCCCGCTCCTCGCCTTCCCACTCGTCCCTGGTAGCCTCGTAGTACGCCGCGAGGCACGACGGGCAGCGGCCATGGCGCAGCGTGGGGTGGAACTCGGCGCATTCGGAGCAAACGTCGGCGTCGAGCCACGCGTCCACATGCGCCTGGTGCAGTTCCGCCTGCGCGGCGTCTTCGGATTTGAAGCGCTCGAGCTGCGGGGCGATGGAGAGGAGCCATTCGACGGCGGTGGTGAGGTCGTTGGGCATTGGATAGTCCTTTAGAAAGCTGGCGCTTCGTCGTCCCACTCGTCGTCAGGTTCTTCGGTCGCGAGGTCAAAGCAGTCTTCGCACAGGCCGCTAATCTGCGTCTCGCGCCAGCCGTCAGCGGTATGCACGTTCTCTTCAGTGAACGCATTCCCGCAATCGACACACTTGCCGGCGGCTATCGCCTGCTTCGTCTCGTCCAGCATTTGCTGGATGGCGGCTTCTATCCCGCTGCGCTCGTTCTTCACCTTCCGCCCTCCTCGCCGGTGGCGCGGGAAAGGGCGGCGCGGGCACCGTTCAGCGTTGCAAGGCCGGGAACATTCAGCGTGCCATCACGCTCCAGCGGCTCCAGCAGGCGGACTAGGTGCGCGAGTTCGTCATAGAGCAGAGGCGCGCTCGCGATGAGTCGGGCATCGTCTTCATGTCCAATGTCCACCGTGGCGAAATCATCGAACCTGTTGCCGGGCTTCGTAGCGGGGCGCGCGGTTATGTGAAAGCGTGTCCCATCGCCTTGCTTAAAGTACCGCCACGGCCCCTTCGTCCACTTCTCCATATGCGTTCTCCTCGTTCCCTTGGTCAGATGAAAGTGGGGGGGGTCAGGGTTTTTTCGCTTTCAGAAGCGCCGAGCGAGCTTTCTCTAGGGTGTTTTTCCCAAACACACCTATCCCAGCGCACTCAAGGGCGTCATCATCTAGACCTTCCGCCTCTTTGAGCATTTCCGACAGAGCCTCATGGAGTGCCGGGGCCGCCGCGATGAGCCGAGCATCTGCGGCATTCATCTTCACTCGCATCATCACCACGGTCTCGCCATGTGCCCCAGAGATTTGGCCGCGCAACCAATCTTCGGTCCACGGCCCGGGAGTAGGTTTCGCTTGTGTGCTCATGGGTTGCGTCGGAACTTGATGAGGAACAGGCCGACGGAATAAACAATCCATCCGTTCGCCTTGAGTCGCTCGGCCTGCTTCAAGCCCTTGAGCGTGGACGTATCGACCGTTTTATATTGCATCTTCATCGTTTCCCTTTCTCTCACTGCTGCGGGTCTAGGTGGGGTGGGGCGTTAGGGAGATTATGCGCATAGTTTTGAGCACCGTGCAAGCAAAATTTTGAACATAACTGACAAAGTAAGCCCGCTGACGTGTAGTTGGGTAACTACATCAGATACTTAGGTTCCGTACGTGGATTATTAGCGGGCCTTGACCTTGGTGGCGGCAGTGAACCTATCGGCGGCATCGGCCTGCGCCTTGACCCGCGACATGAAGTCGCTCTCGATGGTGCGGTACATATCGCGCTCCCGCAGCGAGCGTTCGATGTCCGGGTGAAGTAGTTCCCACACCTGGATACCAAGTTTTTCCGCTATAGCGCCGAGCTTGTCTAGCGTCGGATAGCCGTCCGGCTTCTCGGTCGTCGTGGTGCGCTTCGTCGGGTCCAGCAGGTTGCGCACCGTGTTGGGCGCGATCTTCGCGGCAACGCCGAGGGCGTTGGGATTTGGATAGGGGCAGTTCTCCCGGCTCATAAAGAACTTCAAATTCCGAGCGATAAGCCAGCGCAAGTCATCGGGTTTCTGCATAGTGGTAACACTACCCCCTTGCAGATGCAAACTTTTGCGTTCATACTGTTCAAACTTTTGAGTATCCCAATGACCGATGAGCTTCTGATTCAGGTGCAGGAAGGGCTGAAGGCGCGCAAGGGCGACTGGCGGCAGATTGCTGAGGATCTGGCCCCAGACGTTTCCTATTCGTTCATCTCCAAGGTAGGGCGCGGCAAGTATCACTCTGATCCGTCGCACCGCAGGCTCTCCAAGGTTGCCGATTATCTGCTGCGCTCGAAGCCGAGGGCGGCATGATTACCCGCCGCGCCTACAAACGCATCCAGCAAATCGCCTATTCCATGGCGCAGTGGACGCTGCTGGGAAAAGAGAAGACCGAAAAATGCACGGCGTGCGGCAGCCAAGCATGGAGAACGGTCTGGGACCATCGGAACTATTGCCACCCGTTCGACGTGGTTGAGGTCTGCGGCGGCTGCAACGCCAAGCTCGGCCCCGGAGCGATAGACTTCTACAATGTCGAGACGCTGGACATGATCCGCATCAAGTTCAAGCGCGTCGTCGGTGGGCGCGGTCATAAGGCCACCGCATGACAACGACTACGAAGCGCGGCGGTCCAGCAATGGACTCCATAACGGCAGCGTGCAAACGGCTTCGCGCCCACGCTGTTCCGGATCGGTGCTCCGGCCCGCGCTTCACCCATCTCTCCCAACGCTCCGACCCTCCTCCCGGAGCGCGCCGTGGTGGAACCGCTCCATCTCCATTCCACCCGGCTTTGCCGAGGGCTCGAAAGGCTCTCGGCGTTTTCTATTGCTGATCGCATGAAAAATTTTTGTGCGGAATCGACCTTCCAGACAACTCAATTGTCATGAGTAACCTTGAATTACCGCTGCATGAGGTTGTCATGGTGGACGAGGGCATCGTCGCCCGGCAGCCGAGTCTGCAGCGCGCCATCGTCACGACGGCGGACATGGCGGGCATGGAAGACAAGCAGGCGGCGGACGCTTGCGGCCTCGATCCTGCAACCTGGAGCAAGGTGAAAAGCGGGCAGGCGAACTTCCCGCCGACGAAGCTGCGCAACTATCAGCAGCGGTGCGGCCTGTGGCTCCCGCTGCAATGGCTAGCCCGCGACTGCGGGTTCGGCATCGTCAAACTGGAGTCCGCATTGGAGCGCGAGAACCGGCTGCTGCGCGAGGAGCGAGACGCCGAGAGGGAAAAGCGCATCTATGCGGAATCGTTGCTTACGAGGTCGCGGTGAAGCCCGTCACCATCGGCGAAGCCACCCTCTATCTCGGCGACTGCCTTGAGATATTGCCCACCCTCGGGCGCGTGGATGCGGTGGTGACTGATCCGCCGTATGGGATTGGCGAGGCGGCAGGCAAGGCCAAGACGCGCACCTCCGGCCTTACGTCGAAGCTGCGTAACGCACAGCTATACCGCAAGGATTACGGCGACGCCCGCTGGGACGACAAGCCCATTTCTCCGGAACTGATGGCGGCTGTCCGGAATGCGGCCCCGCTGCAGGTCATATTCGGCGGCAATTACTACGCCCTGCCGCCAACGTCATGCTGGCTAGTGTGGGACAAGCTGAACGGCGATACGGACTTCGCTGACTGCGAACTTGCATGGACGAACCTAAAGAAAGCCGTGCGCCGCATCCGCTATCTGTGGAATGGCTGCATGCGCGAGGAGCGCGATATCGAGCGCACGCACCCCACGCAAAAGCCGCTGGGGGTCATGAAGTGGTGCATTCAACAGGTGGGCACGGCTGAAACCATCCTCGACCCCTTCATGGGCTCCGGCACCACAGGCGTGGCGTGCGCGCAGTTAGGGAGGAAGTTCATCGGCATCGAGATCGAGCCCAAGTACTTCGCCATCGCCTGCGAGCGGATAGAGAACGCCTACAGGCAGCAGAAGCTATTCCCTGAGCCGGTCAGGGATGTCTACTCCCAGACCACCCTAGATTACCAACAAGGCTAACGACTCCCATGCGCCCCTGCGCCGCTTCCGTTCGCCCCAATTGCTATCCCTTTGGTCTCAATTATCAACTACCTCGCGTAGCCGGGGCGTGACGGCATGAGTTCCGCAAAGCACCGTGATCTCTGGGAAGCCGTGGACGCGATGCAGCCGCTTGAAGTGCTGCCGTGGCGGGTGGACGACCGGAAACGAACGGTCAGGAACGCCGTGCTGCGGCGCTTCAAGGAGACACAGAAGATATTCCGGACGCTGGTGGAGAACGAGATGCTCTACGTCGTAAGGATCAGGTAAATGACCCGCAACGCAGAACCCATGTTCAGCTACCGCGCCGTCATCGCAGCGCCGACGGGAGAGTTGATGTTGTGGACCGAGGCCAATGATGCTCGCGCCGCGAAGCGGAAACTGCTGCGCAAGCTCGCCGGCAAGGACAGTTTCATCCGCTCGCTGATGGAGCCGTGGTGGCGGTATGCCGAGAGCCAAGGTTATCGGCTGAAGTGGACTAAGGATTTTGTGAGGGATAGGAGATGAGCGGGATCTGCCGCGTGACGCTGGATAAGCGGATTAAGGCGCTGGGGCTGGGGGGGTGGGAGTGATCCACTACCACGGCACGCCGATCACGCCGAGGGCGCAGCTCCACAGAATGGCAGGCCGGCACTTCTGCGTGTCCTTCGCGCGCGACCAGGACGTGAAGACGTGCCTGCAGATCGGCCAGTCGGTGATGTTCGACAATGGGGCGTTCTCGGCATTCACCAAGAAGGTGCCCCTTGACGTGAAGGGGTATTACGAATGGCTGGAACCCAAGCTCGTCCACCCGCATTGGGCCGTGGTGCCGGACGCCATCGGCGGTACGCTGGAGGACCAGCACGCGATGATGCTGACTTGGCCGCGAGAGACGCTGGGCTACGACCATGCGGCGGCGGTGTTCCATATGCACGAGCCGCTGGAGCATCTCTACTTCTTGCTGCAGGGCTACGAGAAGGTTTGTCTGGGCTCATCCGGAGAGTACTGGCAGATCGGCACGCCGAAATGGATTCACCGGATGGACACGATCTTCAACGAGATAGCGAAGCGCCACCGCCGCATGCCGTGGATTCACGGGATGCGGATGCTTGGGCAGACCGATGGTGGCTGGCCTTTCGCTTCCTGTGATTCGACCAACGTGGCGCAAAACTTCAAGCGCGATACGGGCTGCGCGGAGTGCAAGGCCGCGCCAATAGACGCGACGCAGGCGGCCGCCAAGTGGTCTGAGCGCGAGCAGATCGGATTGTTTACCTCATGAAAGTTTATCTTTGCGGCCCCATCAACGGGCGCTCGGACGATGAGTGCACGGGATGGCGGGAATACGCCAAACAATCGTTGCCGGACACGCTGGACCCGATGGCGCGTGATTATCGCGGGCGCGAACTGGAGCCCGGTATTGCCGCCGAAATCGTGGCCGGCGATGAAGAAGATATACGCGCCTGCGATGTTCTGCTCGTTTACTACGACAAGCCGAGCGTCGGAACGAGTATGGAAATTCGCATGGCCCGGAAGGAACTGGGCAAGCGCGTTGTGCTCGTCAACAAGTCAGCGGCCCCGCTTTCTCCGTGGCTCCTCTATCACTGCTCTGAGATCTACCCGTCCTTGGATGCCGCCATACGAGCGATCAATGCTTAATACCTATGAGGTAGACATCCGCGCGCAGTGTCCGGTAAACGACGAGGACACCGACTTGTATCACTTCGTGATTGAGTCTCGCGAAATGATCCAGGTTGAGCGCATCAATGGATTCTTCCACGAGCACGCGGGGAAGAAGCGCGTCTTCCAGGAAGAACTGACGCGCCTATGCGCTGTCATGTTCGGGGCCAGGGTCACGAGCACTGGCTGGCATTCCGGCGTCAGGGTCACATGCGTAGCGCCATGACAGACCCCACCCGCCCCATCGCCGCCTTCGTAGCGCAGATGAAGGTGTGCAGGCTGTGGGGTGAGCCGGTGGCGCGCTGCGTCGTGCGCCAGGAACGTCTGGTGCCGTGGCACAAGGTGGACAAGGACGGGCACGTGACAGGCGTTGCCGGGATGTATACGGCTGTGCTGGTGGGGCGGAAATGACGCGCGCACAACAACTCTGGTGGAAACGCGAGCAGGAATATCCCATCGTCAAGCGGCCTGACCGGCGTGGCGGCAGTCCGCGAATTTTGGCGATTGATGCGCCGGTCGGAAGCGCGAAGTACATGCGCGAGTATCGCCGGCTTCGCAAGTTGAGGGGTGGTCCGCTGGTGCGTCGAAAAGAATCCGTCACGTCCCGTTTTTTTTGCGCAGACAACCGCGTATAAGAATAGGGATGAAACGTCCCGCATTTCAGTTTTACCCCGGAGACTGGCAGCGCGATGCGGCGCTCCGGTCATGTTCCGTCGGCGCTCGCGGCCTGTGGATTGAGATGATCTGCATCATGCATCAGGCCGAGCCGTACGGGCACCTCGTCGTGAACGGCCACCCCATCGACTCGCCGACGCTTGCCAGGATGGTTGGGGGGCGTCCACATGAAGTTGCGCGCTGGCTCTCGGAACTCGATACGGCCGGCGTATGCGATATGGATGGCGAGACACGGATATCGCGTCGCATGGTGCGGGACGAGCGCGTGCGAAAGGCTAGGGCCGAGGGCGGCAAACTCGGTGGGAATCCGGCTCTGAAGGATAACCATAAGGTTGAGGATAAGGTTAACCATGATGCCAACCTTCCGCCAACCCCTTCATCTTCTATTTCATCTTCTACTTCTTTAAAACCTAAAACCAAGGTCAACGGCCACGCCGCGTCTGCCGTCGCGGCTCTGACCTTGCCCGATTGGGTGCCGAAAATGCAGTGGGACGCATGGATCGACGCACGGAGAAAGCGGCGCAACCCGCCGACCGACTTCGCCCTGCGGCAGGCGATATCAAAACTCGAAGCTCTGAAAGCGCAAGGTCACGCTCCGGGAGCCGTGCTCGCGCAATCCGCATTTCGCGGCTGGGCTGGACTATTCCCGGTGAAAGATGAGGGCGTATGAATTGCCCGAAGTGTCACGCAAGCATCGTGAATTCAGACTCCTGCACCGAGTGCGGCTGGCACGCCAAAGTCGTTCCGCTCTCAGTCGCACAGGCCGATAAGCCACGCTTTTCCCTGCCGTGCGCCTTCGCCCCCGAATGCCGCGATCCAGCGAAGTACCGCGTGCATCACCAGGGGCGGCTGCTCAACGTGTGTGACAGGCACGACGTGTACCTCGTTACGCATCGCGTGATGGGGCCGTGGGAGACGAAGGCCGGATGATCCTCGAACTCCCCTATCCCCCGTCCACGAACCACAACGCCTACTGGGGCCAGGTGGGGCACCGTCGGTATCTCACGACGAAGGCGAAGGCGTTTCGGGCGGACGTGGCAAAGGCGGTGCGGCTGCGCGAGGGCTTCCAGATCCCAATCGCCATGACGGTTGAGCTCTATCCCGCCGACCGCCGCCGCAGAGACATCGACAACCCGATAAAGGCGCTTCTGGACGCATTACAGCACGCAGGAGCGATTGCGGATGACTCGCTGGTGGCAAAGCTCACGGTGACGCGGCGCGAGGTCGTGAAGGGGGGGAAATGCGTGGTGAGTCTGGAGGCTTTGCCATGACTGAGCCGCAGCGGGAGGGGTGATGACGGAAGATCAGGCCAAGCAGTGCTGGTGCCCGATGGTGCGCGCATCGACCATTGCCCTCATCGAGCGCGAGCGTGATAAGGCTGCAAACGTGGAGCTGACAAACGCCGGATCTCGCTGCATCGGCTCGGCGTGCATGATGTTTCGCAAGGCGGAGCGCGACATGGGGAGCGCGGCCGTTGAGCGCGTATGGTGCGGCCTCGCCGGCAAACCATGACAGCCGCCCCTCCCAACCACCCGCCCTCGCGCTACCAGCTCGCCGTAGACCAGGCGTCAGCGTACCTGGACCCGTCACTGCCGCACACCAACTCCGAGGAGACTAACCGGTGGATGGTGCAGGGGCTGATGGTGTTGGATCCGGGGACGCTGGATACGCTCGTGGCTTGGTTGCTGCATCACGAGGGGGATATTGCCAAGCCCTCGAATTGGGATGACTGGGCGGCGCTGGCTACGGTTTTTGAAAAGCTTGTTGGGAGGGCGGCGAAGTGAAGCGGGAACTCAACGGGGACCATAATCAATGCCCGCGATGCGAGGAGTATTTCAACTCGACCTTTGCTTTCGACAAGCACCGTGTTGGTGAGTACAGCGCGAGGCGCTGCCTGACGGCCGAGGAGATGCAAAGTGTCGGAATGGCTCAAAATGCGGGCGGTTGGTGGGTTGGCAATCCGCGCGTAAATGCCATTTCTAGCCCAACAGTGCCGGCCCAGAATCAATCGGCGGGCTCCGAAGCGACGCCGATAGCCTCCGAGGCCTCGGCAAGCGATTTGGCGATGGAGGAGAAATGACGGAATCGACCGGGACTGATGTCAAGAAAGACTGGCGTAGCGAAGCCGGTAAAAAGGGCGCGCTCGCCAAGAAGAACAACGAGCTTCAATGGGCGGCTCGAAAGAGGGTCGCAATCAACGCGGAGGAACATCGCCAACGCATCAAGGTTGGGATGCTAATTACCAAACTTGAGAAGGTGGCTGCGGGGAAACTCAAGCTTACGCAGTCGCAAGTTACTGCCGCTAAAGCCCTATTGGACAAGGCGCTTCCTACGCTACAGGCGGTGGAGGCTCACGTCATCACAGAACCGGCTGCAACCCGCTCCGAGTCCGACCTATTGGCCGATCTGCGCGCGCTCGTCAGGGCGCACAAGGAGCTGATCCGCGAGATCCTGGCCGACGAGGACAGGACAATCGAGGTGTATGCCTCTGATGCAGCGCAACAACCGGCCATAATGCTCCATAACGCACCGGATGAACACTCGTAACACACTGAATACACACGTATACGGCCAGCGAAGTGCGTATAATGTGCATTGTGTAAAGTGTTATGTAAAGTGCGCGGCGGGCGCTCGGATGGCTGGGCCGGGTGGGGTGCCGGGGGAGGCCCCCATGGCGGGCGGGTGGATATTCATAGTGCCCTCCCCGAATTTTTCGCCCTCATTTGCGAGCCCGTATGACGCTAGGTGAAGAACTCCAACGCTGCCCGTCCTTGCCCGCTCGAAAGAAACGCTCCGACAAGGTAAAGCGGTGGGACCGGTGGAAGTACAACGCTTACATGAGGGAGTATCGGAGGAGGAAGAAGCAGTGACCTTCGACGAGCGTTTCCGAAACTGGCTGCGCTGGTGCAAGCAGAAAGGCTTCAGGCGATCGCAGGCGGGTTCTGTAGAGGGCCTGTACCGGTCGGGGCAGGTTTGGGAGCCGGAGGAGCCCACCGGCGAGCCTGTAGACGTAGTTGACGCTCAGGAGGTCGATCGGGCTTACGTTGCCCTCGATGAGCGCAGCCGCAGAATTATCAAGATCCTTTACTTTCGGGAGCACTGGAAACCGCAGTGGCAGGCGCAAAAGCTCGGATGCCTCGTTGATGACCTGGAGGCTGTGCGCGCGTCGGCTTTGAACGCTGTAAAGGCAAAGCTTTATCCTGCCGCCACGGTAAATCCCGTCCTTTGCGCCCAAGGCGCTACTTTCTCTTGAGCATAGCTGACGATTCCCTCCTTCTCGCGATGGCTAACGACGGTGTGATCGAGATTAGCCGTGAGGAGTACGAGGAAGCTCTGGCTAGGGTTCAGTCTTTCAAGGCGTCTCAGGTGGACCATCTGGAGATGATGGGGCCGGAGGAGATTGCCTGAGTATTGAGTGGTGCCAATCGTGGCTCTCTGAACGCCACGGCGGCACGGTCTTTCTCACTCCCTCCGCAACATCGGCTTTAGAGCTCGCCGTCATGGCCCTCGGGGTGGGACGAGGCGACGAGGTTGCAGTCCCGTCCTTCGGCTTCTCCAGCATCGCCAATGCGGTTCTGCTTAGAGGCGGTGTGCCGGTCTTCGTGGACATCGAGGACACGGACCTTTGCATAGAGCCGTGGGCAATCGTTAATTCGCACGCCCGCTTCTGCATCCCGATTCACTATGCCGGGGTCCATCGCCTGCCCGCCATCGGCGTGAAATGGGTCGAAGACGCCGCCCACTGCGTAGGCTCTTCCTGGCGGCTCCGGGGCGATTTCGGGGCAATTTCTTTCCACCAGACCAAAAACGTCTCCTGCGGGGAGGGCGGGGCTTTGTTCATCCGCGACCCGGAGATGGTCGAGAAGGTGCAGGTGCTGCGCCAGTGCGGGACCACCAAGGCGCTTGTCAAGAACGCCTGGGACTGGGTTTCTATAGGAACACAGGCCCTGATGAGCGAGGTCTGCGCCGAGTATCTGAAGACGCAGTTAGAGCGGTGCGACGAGATTACCAAGCGCCGCCTGGAGGTCTGGCATGTCTACCGTGATCGCATTCAAGCCAAGGAAAGGGCCTGCCACGCCGGCAACGGCCACATTTTCTGGTTTCTCCATGCGGAACGCCAGCGCGTCATTGATTCCCTTCCCGGAATCCGTCTCACGACCCACTACACGCCGCTCCATAGCCGGGCTCCGGGTCGTGAGCATGGCCGGGTTCACGGCAGTTGCGATGTCTCTACCCGGGTGGCCGCGCAAATCTTAAGGCCGCCGATGAACGTGACGCCCGATGAAGCGGAACGCATTTCCAACCTGATAAACGAGGTTTTATGAAGATGAGCCGCCAGAATCCCGGTGGAGAAGAACACTCCAACCGGACAATGAAGGGGTGTGAAAAGTATCAGGCGCAGGGCAAGGGCGATCTCACGCGGAAGGGCTATGAAAATACCCCTTCTCCGATGAAGCACCAGACCCTGACTTCCCCCTCCAAGCTCGAAGGAGCCTCGAAGGGCGGGCACGTCCGCACCTACGGCCACGCCAATACCTCCATGAGCGGCACCATCGGGCCTGTGGGAAAGCAGGTTGGTTGCAAGTGAAAAAGAAGAAGAAGCCGCAACCCAAGAGGCCCCGCTACTAGGGAGCCCCTTAGCTGTCATCGTGGGACAAGGCCCGGCAGAACACGCCCATTCTGCCGATGCGGGAATTGGACTATCGGGCATTGCGGTTGATGTTGGAGAGATCGGCGGGCGGCGCGGTAACGAAAAAGCACCATCTCGCGAAATTCGACAGGGCATGGAAGCGCGGACAGCTTTTTTACTGCAAGGAAGAAACCCAGTTACAAAAGTGGATGCGCTGCGAGGCGCGGTTCACTTTGGGGGATTACTCCGACTGGGGCGGCTGGCAGTACCGGGACCGCTGGGCGGAAAAGATCTGGTGGCACAACCCGTTTCCTGTTCCGGTGTGGACCGGGCAACCTGTGAATCACCTGTACATCGTGGGGGAACAGGGCATTGGGGACGAAGTGTTCTTCTCCCAGTGCGTGCTCGATCTAAAGAAGCGCATACCGAGGATTACCTTTGAGACTCAAGAGCGTCTTCAGGCGGTTTTTGAGCGCAGTTTTGGGATCGAGACGCAAAAGGCGATCGTCGGGGCGGACCTCATCAGAAGGGCGCAGCCGTTCACCGCTGATGCGTGGGTCTCTCTGGGAGAGCTACCTCGAGCGTTGCGGCGATCCCCGGAGCATTTCCACCGTGGTCAGTACATCCGGTGTGATAACAACCGTGTGGCCGAGATGGAACGATACAGGGGCCGCGTGGGCGTTAGCTGGCGCGGCGCGCAAGGCAAGATCGACTGGCGCAAAGTCAAGGCGAAATACCCGGACGCGCTCTCGCTCCAGTACGACCAGGATCCGAAAGAAGAAGAGATAGAGAGGCCGCACATAGATTTGAGGGAAGACATCGAGGGCGTGCTGGCGCTGCTCTCCGTGCTGGGCCGCGTGGTATCGGTCTCGACCACGGTCGCGCACCTCGCGGCGGCCTCCGGGGTGCCGCTAGACCTCTGCATCGCCAATCCCAACACCGGGATCCGCAACAACATCATGCCGTGGCGCTGGCTAAATCTCTCTGACAAGCGGGTGCCGAGGAAGTCAGTCTGGTACGGCGACCATGTGAACGTGTGGCAGAACTGGGGCGAGTATGCCGCTCACCATTGAAGAAATTAAGCAACGCTCGCACTTCGTAAACCCGACTCGGGTCGTTCACACCATCTGCGGACAGATTCTTTTCTGGACCGACGGTGTGCCGAGGGTGAAGGAAGGCGTGTTAAATCCCAACCGCATCATGCTCGCTAACGGCGCGCGACCGAAAGAAGGTGATCCCATCTACTGTGAGGGCTGCGGCTACGGCGTGAGAAAGAACCAGATGTCGTGGGTGATGCTGGATGGCTGAGTATAGAAAACGCTACGGCCACACCATCGTATTTTCCGGTGAGCCGGACGAAGAAACGAAGAAACGAGCGATTGAGGAAATCCTTCGCGACGCAGAAAAGAACGGGATAAAAGCCCCTCAGGTTATATACATGATGGGCTGGGAGGGCGAGACCGAGTGACCAAGCACACCATCGTCACTAGCTGGACCGAAGAAGGCTACCAGAAATACGGCCGGGACTTTATCCGGACCTTTCAGGAGCACTGGCCCGAAGGCACCAAGCTAATCGTCTTCTACGAGGGCACTAACCTTCGGCACGACTGGCGGCCGATAACGGAAGTGCCCAACCTCGCAAACTGGATGCGCGTGATAGCGCCGTTTCAGGTAATGCATGGCGCAGTCTTCAACCAGTACGACATCATGATGGATGCGCGGACCAACCGCGTCATCTTCATGCAGAACGCGGTTCTGCGGCAGAGGAAAGGCAAGGTCTTCTGGATCGACGGTGACGTTATTACCCACTCCAAGGTGCCGCAGACCTTCCTTGACGAGATGCTGCCTGATGACAAGCTCTGCTGCTATCTCGGCCGCGGCGACTGGTACGACTCGGAGACCGGGTTCATCGGGTTTAACTACGACCACCCGGACTGCGAGCATTTCCTGAAGGTGGAGGAAAACTGCCTTTTCTCCGGCGTAGTGTTTGCGTTGCCGCGCTGGTGGGACATGCAAACGTTCGACTGGTCTCGCACGGCTCTGGTGGCAAACAAGCCGCATCTGGCAAGCGCCTTCGTGGACCTCGCTAAAGACCTCCCTCGAGGCTGCATGCACCCATTCATCAATTCCAGAGTTGGTGCCTACATGGACCACCTGAAGGGCGCGAGGAAGGGCGGGACTTCGAGGCGCGAAGACCTGGAGGTGGAAAGAACAGAGCCTTACTGGCAAGCGATCATCAATGGGAGCCCCGAGGCTAAAACCGCATAACCCGCAGGAGTTGGAACGGCTCCTTGATTGGGTGAGCGGCAAATCATCCATCCTGGAAATCGGCTCCCGCTATGGATATACGCTCGTTGATATCGCGCATCGTCTGGTGCCGGGCGCGAAAATACTCTCTGTGGACCTTCCGGATCAGGAGGGATGGAACGACTCACAGGCCATCTGCCACCTCAGACAGAACATTCAACGGCTACAGAACGAGGGCTACGCTGCATCGCTCATTGAGGGCGACTCGCATGCGAGAGACGTAATAGACGAGGTGCATTCCTGCGGCCCGTTCGATGTCGTTTTTATAGACGGCGACCACACCTATGATGGAGTCCTGCGGGACTGGGAAAACTACGGCCATCTCGGGGGCGTGGTGATCTTCCACGACATCCGGGAGCCCCAGCTCGGAGAATGGATGGGGCTGGGTGTCTGGCGACTGTGGGAGGAATTGCGAGCCACGCATCCCTCCGAAGAGTTCCTCGCGCCAGGATCGAAGATGGGGATAGGCAAGATTTGCAAACCCTAGACCCGATCGACTGGAACAAATTCAAGGGCGAGCGGCAGCAGGCGAAAACGCTCTCCGGTATACACCCCGGGCATCTTGAACGCTATTTCTTCGCGGCCGGACAGGTAAGCGGCAGGGTGCTGGACGCGGCATGTGGATGCGGCTACGGATCAAAGATTCTCCACGACTCAGGCTCATTCGTGACCGGAATCGACCTGGAGCGCGAGGCCATAGACTATGCGCGGCAGCACTATCCCGGCCCTGAATACATCCTTGCGGATGTGACGAAGTTCGCGGCGAACTATGACTGCACAGTCTCGCTGGAGACGATTGAGCATCTTACGGAGCCGGAACTGGCGTTGAGGCAGTTCCGCAAGTCGCGCCGACTGATCGTGTCGAGCCCGAATCAAGACAATTATCCGTTCGTGGCGGGAAAGTTCGCTAACGACAGATTCCCGCACCAGCGTCATTACACGCCACTGGAGTTTGAATCATTGCTGCGTGAAAACGGCTGGAGGGTGTGCGGGCGCTTTTGCCAGATAGAAAAGCATACTCCCGTTGTGCCGGGGACGGATGGGAAGTTTCTGGTGTTTGTCTGCGAATGATCCGCTTCTACCGCTCCCAGTATCCGCAGGAAAACGTAGTAATCGAGGCGCTGTATGACGGATGCGACGAACCGAAGTCTATACACCCGCTCGATGAGTATGCGCCGTCAGAGGTTGCTGTCGTTATGGGCGTCTACAAGAAAAACGTCCCGGCTTCGTTCAAGCGCGGCAATGTTATTGCGCGCCAAAAGGAGAGCGGCGGCCGAGTTCTGGTACTGGAGACTGGTTACATTAACCGGGGGTCCGGACCAGAGAACCACTATGCACTAGGCTGGGACGGGCTGAACGGCAGGGCGGATTTCAGGAACGCCGGGTCTCTTCCCGATAGGGCGGATAAGCTGGGCGTTGAATTGAAGTCTCGCATTTCCGGGCACGAAGTCATTCTTTGCGGGCAAGTGCCATGGGATGCGTCGGTCGATTTCAGCGACCATAAGGCGTGGCTCAAGGAATCTGCTGGGGCACTTCTCGACTGGGGATGCAAGGTGGTATTTCGGCCGCATCCTCTGGCGATATTGCCGCCCATACCGGGGTGCGGCTATAGCGTAGGGGGCAAGTTCATCGACGCGCTGCATGATACGCATTGTGTTGTTACGTTCAACTCCAATAGCGCGGTGGAGGCTGTCATTGAGGGCGTTCCGGTGATCGCTACTGACCGAGGCTCAATGGCGTGGGCGGTGGCGAATCATGCGCTCATGGATGTCAAAGCGCCGCTCCTGCCCAACCGGCAGCAATGGCTCAACGATATTGCGTACGCGCAATGGAATGTGGAAGAGCTACGAAGTGGTGAGGCTTGGGCGCACATAGCGAGGAAATAAACGATAAACGATGGAGTCACATCGCGAGGAAGCAGCAAGACTAAAGAAGTTTCTGAAGCACCGCCGCACCGGGACCGACGTAAGGCAGGCGCTTCGCAGGCGGCTTACGATCCAGTGCGAGTCGCCAAAGTCCGACCCCATGATCGAACAGGTCTGGCCGGGCTACAAGAAATTAAGAGGGCTCCTCATGGAGCCTTTTTCCATTCTGGACTGCGGCTGCTATTGCGGCTTTGCATTCCACTTCCTGTCACGCAATTTCCGAGACTTTACATACACCGGGATAGACACGTGGGCCGAGGCAATAGACATAGCGCGGGATGCATTCCCTGCTGCCCGCTTCATCTGCGGTGACTTGCTCGAGCAGAAAGAAACCTATGACTACATCCTGCTCTCCAATCTCGCCGCCTCTGGAGACTGGTACACGATGGCCGGCAAGCATCTCGCGCAGTACGCGCGCCGCGAAGTCATCGTTATCGACCCCGCAGCAGAGGTAACGCGGATTGTCGGAACTGGACAGGAGGGCGCTGGAGTCGTTCTCGGAGCTCAAAAGGACGATGGACCGGCGGCGGGAAATATGCCGCATGGAGTATTACCAACCCTACACCTACCAAAAAGAGTTCCACAACGCGATAGGGTTCCAGACGGGGAGGCCGGCCGTGCAGCGAATGCTGATGGCGGCGAACCAGGTGGGGAAGACCTACAGCGCGGCGATGGAAACGGCCTTTCATCTGACCGGCAAATACCCGGCGTGGTGGAAGGGAACCAAGTTTCTCGGTCCCACTCTCGGGGTCGCTGGCGGCAAAACTAACGAGACCATAACCGCCATCGGGCAGAAGGAGCTCTTTGGCGAGCCGACAGACCCTGCCAAGCTCGGCACCGGCACCGTCCCCCTTGTAGACATCGGGAAGAAGACGGCGAAGCCCGGCGTTCCCAACGCGTTTGACTCCGTGCTGGTTAAGCACGTCTCCGGCAAGTGGTCAAAGATCATGTTTCGCGCCTATGAGCAGGGCAAAGAAAAGCACATGGGCATCAAGATCAATTTCGGCTGGCTCGATGAGGAGCCGCCGGAGGAGATCTGGTCGCAATACCTGCGCGCGACGATTTCCACGAACGGCGTTCTCTATATGACGTTCACCCCGGAAGAGGGGAGAACGGCAGTGGTGAATAGCTTCATGGACAACTTAAAGCGCGGTCAGGCCCTGACCCGCGCCGAGTGGAAGGACGCATCCCATCTCGTCAAAAACGGAGAACTTACGCCGACCGCCCAGCAGCTCTGGGAAGCCTTCCCGAAGCATGAGCGGGAGATGCGGTCCAAGGGTGTGCCGATGATGGGAACAGGGCTGATATTTCCTTTCACCGAAGAACAATTGTCTGTAGAGCCGTTTCAGATACCGAGGCATTGGGCGCAGATCATCGGTCTGGACTTCGGCTTTGACCATCCGTTTGGGGCGGCGAGGCTCGCCTGGGACAGGGATTCAGACATTGTTTACGTAACCGCTGACTATAGCGAAGCCCGCGCCATCCCGGCGATACATGCGGCAGCGATACGTCCGTGGGGTGGCTGGATCCCGGTGGCATGGCCACACGATGGGCTGAATACCGAGAAGTCCACCGGGGACGAGCTACGCAAGCCCTACGTGGAAGAGGGCCTTCTCATGCTCCCCGAGCGCGCGACGAACCCGCCGGACCACGCGCAAGGACAGGAAGAGGGAGACGGCGGTAATTCCGTGGAGGCCGCACTTCTAAACATGTACGAGCGGATGGAGACCGGGCGCTGGAAGGTCTTCTCCACCTGTCGCGAGTGGTTCAAGGAACAGGCCGTCTATCACAGGAAGGACGGCAAGATCGTGAAGATCAGGGACGACGTGCTGTCGGCATCCAGATATGCACACATGATGCTGCGGCACGCGAGGACGGAAACCGTAAGGCGCAGGCAACGAGAGGAATTCATAGGGGCGACCAACTGGTGAGCGAGGCGAAGCAGCGCAAAATCAGGAAGGCGGACTGGGACAAGGTAGAGAAGTACGTCAAGTCCGTCTATGACGAGCGCAGAGAGTCCACCTTTCGCAAGGAGCACGAAGGAAAGTGGAAGGAGGTTGACCGCCAGGTTGAGATGATTCCGCTAAGGAGAGTTAATTCCAGGGGCGCAGAAATAAAGTCGTGGCACAACGCGCTGGAACTGGGGGAGCTTTCCAAGGCTTCCGAAATCATCACCTCCGACGTGATGCGGATTGCCTTCCCTACGGACAAGTCATGGTTCCAGCCGCACGTCATGGTCAACTGGGAGACCAATCCGCAGACGGGCCGCCCTAATGTAATTCCAGAGCAGCAGAAAATCTCGGACGGGCTCATGCGCTCCCTGATGGGCCAGCAGCACGCCGACTTCGGCCTAAAGACCCGGATTCGCCTCTCCATCAAGGAATGCCTACACCACGGCTCATTCGTGGCGGAAGTGGTTTTTGAGAAAAAGCTGATGGCGAAATCCGGCGGTCGCATCAAGACCGTTGGATCGCCCGTATGGCGTCCCTATTCGATGTGGAATGCCTATCCAGACCCGAGTCCGTCAATCAGCGGAACAGATATGTTCTATGACGGCTCGATGGTGCTGGTGGACTACAAATCGCTCGCCAAGCTCAAGAATATGGCGAAGGGCGAGGGATGGATGCAGGACCGTCTCGCCAAGGTGGAGGAGGAAGAGCACAAGACCAAGGCGGGCAAGACCAAGGATGTGGAGCTCGTCAAGTTCTACGGCGATATCGTGATAGACCGGGCGGACGGCGGCGACGTATTCCTGCCCAATTCAAGGGTGATTCTCGCCAACGGGAAAATAGTGTTCTGGGCGGAGAATGAGCTTCCCTACCCCAACATCATCCACGGTGGCTACGAGCGGCAGGACGTGAGGGATCCGTACTACACCTCCCCCATCATCAAGCAGTCCCCGACGCAGAAGGCAGGCTCGATCACGTTCAACAAGTTCCTGGACGCGCTCTCCCTGGAAGTGGAGCCGCCGCTTGAATACGACGGCAACGATCCGGATTACGTCGCGAACGACGGCCCCACTATAGCGCCGGGGGCGAAGACGCCCACGAAGAGCATGGGGAAGGGCATGCAGGTATTGAAGATCGGCGCGTCAGGCCCCGCTTTGGAGGGGCTGCAAGTATTTCTCCGCCAGATGCAGGAAGGCACTGGGGTTTCGGCGCTTCGCTCAGGGACGACCAATTCAGACAGACAAACCGCTTTCGAGGTGAATAAGGTTGCTCAGGGGGCTGAAGTAAGAACAGTGGAGTTCGTCTCCCAGCTCGAGCCCAACTTCCGCACGTTCCTCTACATGCAGCATGAGCTTAACCGCCTCTATATGGAGGACTACGAGTTCATGAACGACGAGATGCACACCCCGGACGTGATGACCGTCAAGAAGGCGAGCATCCAGGGCAATTGCCATTTCGACGTTGTGGGGACGCGCGGGCTTCTCGGGGAAGAACAGCGCACGCAACGCACGACACAGGTTACTGCATTCGCCTCGGATAATCCCCTGTTCGCCCCGCTCCTGAAGCCCGCACAGGTGCTCCTCGACATGTACCGCGATGCCGGCAAGAAGAATCCGGAAGAGTGGGTAAAGGCAGAGGGCGGCCCCACGCCACAGGACGCGATGATGCAGCAGAAGATGCAGGAGCTTCAGCAGATGCTCCAGCAGTGCATTGAAGAGAACAAGGCGCTCAAGTCCAAGCACGACGAGAAAATGGCCGAACTCCAACTCGACGCGAGAAAGCACGCCGAGGAGATTAAGAACGAGCGCCAGCAATTCGCCGTGCAGATGGCAGAGCAGAAGCGGGAGTTTGACAAGGAATGGGCGCTAAAGGTAGCGGAGCTAAAGAACGCGGTCCTGACCGACTCGACGGAGCGGCTCCTGAACGTGCAGGCGGGGGGCGAACTGGGCAAGGTGGTGAAGGAGATCCGGGGCCTGGTGGACCAGCACACGGACGGCCTTCAGAAAGCCTCGGAGACGATTCAGCAGGTAGCGGACAACGTGACTTCAATACAGCAGGCGTCACAAAAGAAGAACCGCAAAAAGATCACCGCGCCGAGCGGCAAACAATACATGGTGGAAGACCTGCCGTCGTGAGCATTAACAGCTTCACGTTCGATCAACTGCGGGCGCATTTCGTGGTGGACGGAAAGGCCCTGACGCATCCCGACATGGATGGATTCATCCTGTATCAGCGCGATCCGATCCGCCCGATTGTAGTCAACGGAGATGAGGGCGTTCCATACGCGCTTTCAGCTCCAGACCTAACCCGAATTGACTGGAGGGTTGTATGAAAAAGTTCTACTGGTCCAAGATCGAGCAAGTAACGGAAGGCGGGATGACCTTTTATCGCCACCGGTTTCAAGCCTACCCGGACATCGAATACAAGGGCGGCGAGATCAAGGTAGATGCCGGCGGGGTTCCCACCGAGAAGGGCCTGCTCATTCTCGTCGCCGCCAAGGACCACACGCCATTCGAGGCGGATGACGGGCTCCTCGCAATCCCGGTCGGTCAGGATGGGCTCAAGGTAAAGCTTGGAGCAATAGACACGCCGACGCGGCTGGACTTCCGTTCCCGTCTGGCGGACTTCGGCCATGACGCCACCGATATCGAGGCGCTTACCGACAACACAAAGTCATTCATGCAGACAGTGAATGACCTCGGCCAGAGGAACAATCCCGCGTTCGATGTCAACAACTTCGATCTGGACGAGTCGTAAGACGTGGCGAATCGCTCTGATAATTTTAACGTGTCTCAATCTCTTGGGACACCATCAGATGGCGGTTCTGCATGGTCGCAGACGAGTGGAACATGGTCGAGCGATGGCACTCAGGCGAAAGAAGGCGGCGGCGGCGCGCAACGGGTCTGTGTGCTGGATGCGGCGTCAGCAGTGGGCGACACTCAGGTAACAGTTCCTAATAGAGGGCTAGATAACGGCATTTGTTGGAGGCTGGCCGATGACAGTAATTATATTCTTGGAGCATACAACGCCGCCGGCACGATGAAGATTTTTAAGAAGGTGGCCGGGTCGTTCACGCAACTGGGAATTACCGCCACCATCACGGCGGCAAATGGCGACGTGCTGAAGGGCTCCGTAGACGCGAGCAACAATCATACGTTCTACCAGAACGGCATGAGCAGGGTAACGGCGACCGATGCGGCGGGCTCCACCAATACCAAGCACGGATTGCGCGCGAACGGTGATACCACTGTTAGATTCGATGATTTCTCATTCACAGATACCAGCGGCGGCGGTGGCGCAACGCCTATCAGGCGTTATTCCAGTCTAAATGGGTTAAGTGCAGTCGGCCCGTTCTTCGCTGACCCGCTGGCCTTCGCTATCGCATGAAGATTAGCCGTGTAACCGGAACGACCGGAGAAGTGCTCCAGGTCTTCATTCAGGACTCGTCCAGCACGACCGGAGCCGGGCTTACCGGCCTCACGAATTCGAGTTCTGGCCTGACCGCGTATTACATGCGTAACGACCAGTCCACGGCGACAGTTATTACGCTTGTTGGGATGACCGCAGGCACCTTCAGTTCCGGGGGCTTCGCGGTGATGGACGGAACGAACATGCCGGGATTCTATAATTTCTGCCCGCCCAACGCGGCATTTACATCTGGGCGCAGCGTAGCGATGCTTCTCAAGGGCGCGACCAACATGGCCCCGCTGCCCATCGAGATTGAACTGACGGCTGTCAACAACCAGGATGCCGCCGCTTTCGGCATGTCGCGGGTGGATACCACGGTAAGTTCGCGCGCCGCGACCGCTGGAACAATATCCGCAGTGGCCGTGGTGAACGACAAGACCGGATACGCGCTGACGAGCGGAGAGCGGGCGAGCATAGCGTCCGCCCTGTGGCAGGATATTACTGCCGGCGATTTCACTGTAGCCAATAGCATTGGCAAGTCGATCATGAACGGCGTCAGCCTCGGCACCGGGCTGACGGTAAACGACCTCACGACGAAGACCGGGTTTGCTCTTACCGCTGCCTACGATCCCGCCAAGACCGCATCTCAGGCGGGAGACGCGATGACGCTGACGGTCGCCTACAACTTCGCCAAGGGCACATCGGCCATGGCGGAGTCGTACGCTGCCAACACGGTAACGCCGACGCCGATACAGGCGATCTACGCTATTCACCAGATCCTGATGTCGTTTGCCATTACGGGCACGGCAAACTCTGTGAAGAAGCTAGACCAATCCACAGAGGCGTTCCAGCAGACACTGACCGACGCCGCCAATCCGACGGGCGGCCTGAGAAGCTAAGTGTCCATCCGGCTGGTAGTAACGCGAGGGTTCGGAAACGGAACCTTCTCGGGGACCATCAAGGATGTTGCGCGCAGGGGATACGGTGCTGCAGTTCAAGTCGCCGTCCCCACCGATCCTTCGCCGCGCA